TATGTCTGTCAGCCATAATATCCCACTCTTCAAGCAACGTCAAGCCGGCCCTGACACCATCAGACCTATTATGAACAACTGCTATATCCCATTCGTCGCATTTATGTGTAATGAATTAACACGGGATACTGGGACTATCACTATTGAACAATCTAGCAGATTCTATTTCACCGATATGTAATCGGGCTATTCACTATCGAGTGAGCGTAGCCGAACACGATTGTGTCAACTACTTTTTAACTTTAATGGTGCGAACCTTTTGAGGTTCGTCATCTTCACTATCACTCAAATCTTCTACAACAAAATTGTATTCATTTGGGTCTAACTCTGTAATTATCCATCTATCCTTTGACAACAATTCTTCTCTTGGTGGCTCGTTTGCGAAGCAAATAATATGAGGTCGGTTGTATCTTACCATACCAGACTCATACTTACCCGAGAAGAATTTACCATCCTTTAATTTCTCAATTGACATATAACTTACATAATCCGTTTGGCATCTTGGAATGTCATATATCACTATTGGAGGACACTCCCCTTGATCTTCTATTAACTTTGAAATGCCACATAGAACGTCAGCACCTTTGCCTGATACTTCGGTTGCATTCATTTGGTCTATCATGTATGTAGCAAGCATGCTCTTACCCCACCCACCTTTAGACTCCCAGAACCAGTATATCTTTCTACCATAGAGAGGATGTTCATCCTCTAGAAAGATATTCGCTATATCTAACTGGTCACGGCGAAGCAAATTGCTAGTGACCCTTACGATTGGTTTGGGAATGCCTATACTAAATGCAATATCACTATCCTTGGAGCAGTAATCTATGTTTTGCTCCTTATTACCTTTACACTTTATCCACTTAATCCGCTCGGTTAATCCGTGTGAGATTGGCCGACATTTAATCTTAAATTCGCAAAAACCTTGTAGATGTGGTGTGCCCTGCTCACCTATTTCTCTACTAAAAATACAACTCTTACAAACTAAGGAAAACTTGGAACTACAATCAGATATGTCTTTATCTGTGTAATTATTTAATGTAAAACACCAGAATTTAGCTGGACTAATTTGGGGTTTCTTTGGAGAGGGGGAGGTTATAGTATTACCCTCCCCCTTGGATCTACCTGGATCTATCTTATTAGAACTATTAGAACTATTGGCACTCATCGCTTATGATATACACTATACAATTATCTTTAAGTATAGACGCGATGACCTTTTTAATCTAAATATAAACACTACGGTAAAAGAACTTTTTTTTCAAAAAAAACTTGCCTGATGAGAAAATCACTAAACTTTAAGTGGAGCACGCGAACGCGTGGCCGAAGGCGAACTCTACTTAAAGTTTTGATTTTCCCCGTGGTAGAATATAAACGCCTAAACTATTCTCGCAAACAGCGGGCATCGATTAATAAACTGCTGATACAATCTTGCCATCGATGCCATACAAACCACGCCAGCCCCGCAGAACTCGTAGAGCCCGAAACAACCGAGGACGCAAGCCTCAAAAAAATCCTAAAAGTGTCAAGTTTGTTGATAGACAACTTGTGCCATATCGCTCTTCACGAGGGCAAGCAGTCCCCTATGCCTACAATGTTGAAGTTCTTCAACGAGACCTCCTTCCTCAATCAACCGACTTCGGCTTCAATGATGCCACTACATCACTACCTAAAAACACTTCAATACATATGCCCTGTATGTTTAACGACGCAGATGAAGATCTGCGGACATCTATCACTGGTCAATGGCTTACTCCTAAATGGCTCACATCTAAATTCCGTGTATCCTTTGACAAAATTGTGCCCGATCATGCAGACTCTGCAAAGGGATTTAATCTCTGGATGTATACTGGAGTCATCAAAACTACTGGCGACAAATCTGGAGCAAACACAGCCTCATACTCAGCTTGGGCAGCCGACATTTTAGAGGTTGTCGGTAAACAATTAGTAGACTCTGACTTTGACTCTGATTATCTTGAATTTACTAAGAAAAACAGAAATGTAAAAATACTTAAAAAAGAACTTATACGCCCTAAGCGCAATCAATCAATACGACAAGCCGTCTTGCCTGGCACTGATGGCGAAAACTATTCAGCACCACCACCTATGTGTATGTCTGTCAGCCATAATATCCCACTCTTCAAGCAACGTCAAGCCGGCCCTGACACCATCAGACCTATTATGAACAACTGCTATATCCCATTCGTCGCATTTATGTGTAATGAATTAACACG